TCCAGCATGGCATCAGCTTGACCAGTCACATAGCACCGAAACTCTGGACGAGTTTCAGGCTCATATGACCTGCTGAATGCACCAGTATCCATTGCCTGCCAGCTTGAACGGATAGGCTTATGCCTACCCATTGGTGTGATGAATCTACGAGCCATGATTATTTCTCCAAATTGTATGCTACAATTCCCCAGCCAACGACTAAGCACCAAGCACTGCTACCAAGCAGTGTCCATGTCAGCCAAGTCATGTGACCTACACCGTGAAGCGATAGCATAGCTAAACCGAAGAATACGCCAACCAATAGCATAGCTATCAAGAACAAATCTAACATCTCAAATTTCATTTCAATACTCCGTATTGCTAGGTCCGACATCGGACTAAGGAAAGGGTAGACTGTAGCGTTAAGCTACAGCCTTGTTTTCGTCAAGCATTTCAAGTTGCTCTTTCAGAGCAAGCATGAAGTCTTTGACTTGAACATTGTTCAATTCACATTGAACCAATGCTTCCAAAGCAATGTCACTAGGTGACATAGGCTTTGTCTCAGCTTCGCTGGACTTATCTTCGATAGCCGGAGCCTCTGGCTCATCAGCTACGATAGTAGCTTCAAGGACTGGCTCATCTTCAACCTTTGGGTTGACGATTTTGTCCACCTCTTTCAAGAGGTCTTTCATGTGGCAAATCGAAGATTTCTTACCAAGCAAATCGTTTTCAACGATTACATGGAAGTTCTCAAAGAACTTCATGGCTTCACTACGGCGTTGCTTTGCAACGGTATGAAGGCTGGCATTTTTCAGCAAAGCTGAATCAGTCCGGCTACCGCCGGATTCAGTCCGAAGCTGGACAAGTATTTGTCCAAGGGAATACCAGAAGCCACCAAACTCACAGAGTTTCTTGAAGCGATTGACATCACCTTTGGTGATTGACTTGTCCCAACGGGACAATACCAAGCCTTTGGCTTCTACAGTGTTGTTAGCTTCAGCTAACTGAACAGCGAAAGATTTTTTGATTGAGTTTTGCATTTCGGTTCCTCTTATCTATCTTTAGGTTTTATAGGGATATACCCCTTTCACTACGTTCAAGGGGCTATATACCTTAAAACCGTAAGAAGATAGTTAAGGTTTGGGGTTTGGCCTCACACGCCATCCCCTACGCCTGCCGTTTCCTGCGTGGCTGCAGCAATCTTTGATTGCGAAGCTGGTGCGTGAAACTGCGCGGATGCGAGGCTGACCGCTTGGCTGATGGGGTATGGTGTGGTGGAAAAAGTGTATAGCATAGCTATACAGAAATAGATGCATCAGCATTGCATCTTCGATGCAAATCTGTAGTTTCGATGCTCACAAGTCATCCTTTGGATGGCAACTGATACCATAACAGTTGTTAGCAACTGGCTGTCTTGGAAAACATACAGCATTTTCAATGCTTTAGGTCCGATGTCGGACTAAGGTTGGCTCTTGCCATGCGCTACGGGCAGGCATAATGCGGCACACACAGGCGCGGCAAGGGGTACGGGCAGGGGCCGGGGTGGGGGTATACGTATATGTATACAGAGAAATACACAGATTAGGAAAATTGAGTGTTAACCACAGAGGCAACTGTCATTACCTATATGCACAAGCATTGTGCAACTGCCTAAAAAATAGGCAACTGTAGGGGGTGTATGGACCCATTTGAACTTTTTTCAAAGAGGGGGGTTGACAGCCAATAGAAAATCTGGTATAATTATGTATAACTAAACACACTTAAAGTGATACACTTAAATGTCTATATAATAATTCTTAAAAAACTCTATAACTATAACACTTAACTATACATAAGTTAGTATCTACTAAATTTTCTTTGTTAATACACTCTAAGTGATATCACTTGTACTATACCCCACGTACCAACTAATTCGTACCTTGTACAAGAAAGTGCTTGACAATGGCTAAAAAATCTGTAAAACTATACACAGACAATGTACTTGATGCATTTTACGATGCTATACGTACTAATTCATTAGACCGTCTGCATATACCGCATAGCGATGTATTCTATGTGCGTAGTGCAGTCGAAGCCCATTACGGGCGTTCATTTACTTTGAAACACGTAGAAGATGCTATGAGAGCAGAGGGGTGGACAGAGAAAGATGAGTGATGGTTTCATTCTTCCTATACCTATCTGTGATTATCACAGTGGATGGACAAGTTAAAGCGCATAGCGAAGTTGTACAGCAATGCCCCACCACAGAGCAGGTAATGCAGTGGCATCAGTCTCTGATAGCGTCAGGTGAGATAGTTGACTGGAGAGCCAAGTGTACACCGCATACGTTTGACATGCCAATGCCAAATAAAGGATTAAGCACATGACTGTAGAAAAATCAGGTGAAAAGTTTTCTGGTTACAACAAACCAAAACGTACACCTAATCACCCAAAGAAGTCACATGCGGTGCTTGCAAAAGAAGGTGATAAGGTTAGATTAATACGCTTCGGTCAGCAGGGCGTGAAAGGTGCTGGCAAAAATCCTAAGACAGCAAAGGATAAAGCACGTAAGCGTAGCTATTACGCACGGCACAATGCGCAGGGTAAACCTACCACTAAGCTGTCTGCTAAATATTGGTCACATAAAGTTAAGTGGTAAGGAGTTAAATTATGGCACTAACTAAATTAGCAAAGGAAGCTGCAAAGAAGGCTCGTGAAAAAGCCCGTCAACTTGCAGCTAAGAAAGCAGCACAAGAAGCAAAGAAGAAGGCTGCTGCAAAAGGTAAAGCAGAAGTCACTAAGGCTAAGAAGCCACCTAGAGTAGCTGCAGGTGGTGCAGGCAAAGGTGGTGGTAAGGAAGTATCACCTAAACGCCAAGCACAGATTGATGCTGAAAAAAGACTTACTAAACGTAATGTAACACAGCCTGCAGAACGTAAGAGCAATCTTTCCTCTACAGCAAAAGAAGTTGCCCCACGTATTGAACGCTTGCAAAAATTAAAAGATGCAATGCAGAGCAATAAGAAAAAAGACTTGGCTCCTACTAGAACTAAAAGAGAAGCGGGTGGTGCAGCCAAGCGTACAGGTACAGACTTTACTTTGCAACAGCAAAGACGTATGCAAGCCTCATATGATGGTAAGAAAGCCCAAGTTGCATGGCTTAAAAAGAATGACCCTCAAAGCCCTCGTATTGCTGACTTACAAAAAGAAATGGATGGTTACTTATCAAAAGCAGCAGCTATAAAAAAGACAAACAAGGTTGAGCCAAAACGTCCAGCGGGTTCTCGTAAGCCATCTGAAGTTCGTTCTGCTGGAATATCATCCACTCGCAAAGAGTTGATGAATGTTACACAGAAGCTAAACACAGTAGGTAATCAAAAGTTAATTGCCAATCTTAAAAAACAAGGCAAGAAAGTACCACGTTTAACTACTAAAGAAGTAGCTGATTTGAAAGCCCGTAAGAAAATGCTTCAGGCTAAACTAGACAAGATGGTGAAAAAGTAATGGCTAAAGGAAAAGACAAACGCAAACCAGATGCTAAGAAACGCCCAAAGGATAAAGATGAGCCACGTGGAATGTTTGAGCCGCCAAAGGGAAAAAGGAAAAAAGTTCCTATGATAACTATATCTGTAGGTATGGCAGAGTTTCCTAAAGGTAAAAACAAGCCACATAACTACTTTGCAGGTGGTTCAGTTAAAATGAATCCGGGGTTAAGAGCATTAAAAGAAGCAAGCCCAGAAGCGTTTAATAAAATCACTAAGTCATAATGCATCCCGTAGAAGCGGATATACGCAAGTGGTCACACGAGTTTCTTGAAGTACCAAATGCAAAACTCAATGGCCTACCACCTTGCCCCTATGCAAAACAAGCATGGCTAGATGATAAGGTATCCTTTAGTATCAATACAGGGCTAGAGGGTTTGATAGCTGAAGTCAAACGCTTTGAGCAGCACGACTATGACATAGTAGTGTGGGCAAATCAATACCTACCTGACATGGAATACCTAGATGGATATTGCGATGGCATAAATGAAGCCATGTCCATAGCAGGTAAAGATATGCACCTCATGGTGTTTCATCCAGACTATGACGCTGAAGAAGCGGGTCTGGATTTCCTAGTTGATGAGGATGCAACAGATGAAGGTCTTGTGTACTGCATGGTATTTGTACAAAGACTGTCTACACTAGACGATGCAGCATTAAGTCTGGAGAAGTCTGGGTATTATAAACACTTTCCAGAGGAAGTGTATCAAAGTCTAGTATTAGATAGAAGGGAACTTAGAAATGGTAGCTAAGAAAAAGATGCGTGGCGGCGGAATGGCTAAAATGGCAAAGAAGAAGATGATGCGTGGTGGCTCAGTACAGGCCAAGAAGATGCGTGGCGGTGGTATGCCTAAGATGGCTAAAAAGAAAATGATGCGTGGCGGAGTGGCTAAGAAGAAGTAATGGTACAACCAGTCGCATTTGATACCGTAACGGAAAGCATTGCAGTTACTGCCACTTCTGGTGGTGCTAATGCTGATGTATTATATACAGTTCCTCCGTTTCACGATGCTACAGTAGAGTTCTTGCACGTTAGTAATGGTGCATCCTCTACTGATAACATAAGTATACAATGGTACCACAAAGAAGACAACGCATACTACACCATCGTAAATAATAAATCTATAAGTGGTAATGACGTGTACAACATGATTACATCAGACAGACTACATCTTCATGCTGGCGATAAGATTGTGGTATTTAACGGTGGTGGAAGTTTGGGCGTAACCATTTCGTGTAAAGAATACTACAACCCATCACGAGGAAATTAAAATGGCACCTAGAAAAAAAGCTACCCCCAAAAAGAAAAGCACGGTAAACAAGGCAGGTAACTATACCAAACCTACCATGCGCAAAAGACTGTTTGAGAAAATCAAAGCAGGTTCACGTGGCGGTAAGCCGGGTCAGTGGTCAGCACGTAAAGCCCAACTATTGGCCCTTGAGTATAAAAAAGCTGGTGGTGGATATAAAAACTAGTATAGTAATGTTCTGCGTCATATCTGCTAATGCAGTAGAAGTAGAAACAAAAGTTCACGACACGCACGAGTGGATATCAAAATGCCATGTGGCATTGACAGAGCATGGGTTCGATAATCCAAAGGAAGAGTGCTTTTGCACAACAGTGACACAAAATGCCAACGAAACTCAGTGATAATACAGAGGTTGCCCTTCCGCTTCGTAATCTTATCAGCATGGTTGCTGCCGCTAGTATAGCTACATGGGCATACTTTGGTATTATAGAACGACTAAATCAAATAGAAACTAACTACCACATGATGACTGCTGATGTGGAACAGAATACAGAGTTCCGTATTAAATGGCCTCGTGGCGAAATGGGAAGCCTACCTGCAGACAGTGAACAGTTCATGCTTATTGAACATTTGTCTGGTGAGTTAGAAAAACTAACAATAGAAATTGAAACAGGCAAAGCCCCGTTTGACCAGCAGCAAAAACTTACACTAGACTTTTATGAAAAACGAATAGCTAATCTTGAAGAGCAAATAGAAAAGCTAAAAGATGCTCAGATGGAAATGACACATAAGAAGATGGTACAATGATAGAGATGACATTCGTACTGCTACTTACTGTGGCTGGCAATAAATTAGAATACACACCTTATGCATCTCTTTCAGAGTGTCTTTCTACCCGAAGAAAGATACAGCGTAATGTAGGTTATTCTGAAAAGTGGTCTTGCAAGGAACTAAAAGTAAAAATGCAAGACGGTAGAATACTTGAAATAATAGAATAGCAGTATGCAAACCAACCAACCAATGAGGAACAGAGATGATTGCGGAAACCCTTGCGGGTATCGCACTGGTAAAGAGTGCCGTAGATGGTATTAAATCTACCATCAATACCGCCAACGATATAGGCGAGATTGCAAAACACATAGACAATCTCCTTGAGGGTGAAAAGCAAACACAACAGCAACGGTCAAAGAAATCTGGCAGTAGCATAGGCGACCAGTTTGGTATACAGTCCGTAGCACAAGAGGTGATTGACGCTAGACTTGCACAGGAAAAGGTGCAAGAGATGCGCACTCTAGTAGACCTTCGCTTTGGCCCCGGCACATGGCAAGGTATTATGGATGAACGTGCCAAGCGTATACGTGAGGCAAAAGAAGCTGCAGAGAAAGCTAGACAGGAAGCATTAAAAGAACGAGCAGAGTTTATAGAAAGCCTAAAGATATCTGTAGGCGTATCTGCTATAGTGGCTGCTTTAGGCGGTCTTTTAATTTTTCTCTTGACAATTCTGTAAGATAATGGTATAACTTATTCATGGCATTAAAATCACCACAACAAAGTTTAAAGAACTGGACGAAGCAAAAGTGGAGAACCAAGAGTGGTAAACCTTCCGCCCAAACAGGGGAACGCTATTTACCTACCGCTGCCATCAAAGCGTTATCACCGCAAGAATATGCAGCAACCACTCGTGCTAAAAGAGCAGGAACTCGTGCTGGTAAGCAATTCGTTAGCCAGCCTAAAAAGATACAAAAGAAAACGGCACAATTCAGGAGAGGCTCATAATGTGGACAGCACTGATAGGACCGATTGCTAATATTGCAGGGAGTTGGATGGATGGAAAAGTTGAACAAACTAAAGCTAAAGCTGCATCAAACGTGGCAAAAGCTAAAGCAGAAGCTGTCATCATGGAGAAGAAAGCTACTGGAGAAATTGACTGGGATTTGGAAATGGCTAAAGGAAGCCATTCATCGTGGAAAGACGAGTGGCTAGTTATACTGTTTAGTATCCCACTTATATTAGCATTTATACCGGGTATGGAAGGTATTGTCGCAAATGGATTTCAACAACTGGAGCAAATGCCTCAATGGTACCAGTACAGCTTGGGCGTTATTGTTGCTGCAAGTTTTGGGGTCAGAAGCGCGACAAAGTTTTTCGGCAAGAAATGAAGATGTGGCACATGCACGACCACACTACGCCAGAACAAGCGGAGATAAATCGTGGCAGAAATAACAATGGAAAGATTTCTCAAGTGGAAGATACTGCCCCGCTTGATGATGATTATGATGTCAATATCCGCTTGGCGGGTAGTGGAGTGGTTTATGACACTTCCCAATCCAAGTATGGAGCAGTCGGCCCTTGTCAGTGTAGTGACGGGAGCAATGACAGGTGCGTTTGCGGTATGGCTGGGGCATGAGCAAAAATGAATGTAATCATCTGGTCATTAGTTTTAACTGTCTGTGCATCTAATGGTCAGTGCTTTAATCAAACCATTCAGTGGTTCGATAAAGAAAATGAGTGTTTAAAGTTTAAAGAAATATACGAAGAGATTCCAAAAGATGGCTCTTGGGCATCTGTTGAATATAAATGCGGCATTGTCGGGGCTATGGAAATATGAAGTATAATAGACAAGACTTAATTGAAAAACTTATTGTATCTGAAGGTTTGCGCCTACAGGTATACAAAGACACATTGGGAATTGATACTATTGGTATCGGACGAAACCTAGAAGACCGTGGCATCACTACAGAGGAACTGGCTGACTTAGACATTCCTACTATTGAACACGTGTATGAATACGGAATCACCGAAGCTGATGCGGTCTATCTAGCAACGAATGACGTACAGATTGTCGAGGAAGAACTGGTACGTGCGCACCCTTGCGTGGACAGGTTGGACTCTGTACGTCAGCTTATATTGATAGATATGGCATTTAA